GGTGGCTTGTGCCAACGCCTTTCTTGCGTGGAATTCGGTTACGTAGTGGTGTAGGACGTGGTGTAAGCAACTTTGCAGGCGCTTCAAGGTCAAATGCCGCAAATGATGTGCTAAGTGGAGATGTAAGTGTAATTTCCTTCTGAATATCCTGCATAGCCAAACGCTGAGAAGCAAGTGCGTTATTAAGCGCGCCTACTGCGTCAGGTGTAAGTGACTTGTTGGACATTAGTGATTCAAGTTGCGCAACTGGTGTTGGCGCTACTGTTGAAAATGTCGCTGCGCCTGACTTGATTGCCATAATGGCAGATGGGTCAGTAACAGAGGCACTAACAGACTTATTAAAAGCAGACGAGAATTCTTCCTGACGTAGTGCCGCTTCCTTTGCAGAAGTAGCGTCAGAAAACAATTCTGTGGCTTTTAGTGCTGATGTTGCCATTTGTTTCCTTTCGTAAAGAGTTTCTTTGGTTAGTTGTTAATTAATGCAACGGCTTTGGCTTCAAATTCTGCCGCCAATTCCCGATAACCGCGTGACAGTTGATTGTCTGTGGTTTCTGCCGCCTTAGCACGATATTGCTCCGCCATTCTGCTGAACTCATTGAATTCAAGAATTGCTGGTTTCGTTACTACTGCGCGCTTCGGTCCGTTACCTACTGCTTTGTTCTTAGCCGTTGCCAACTCTGCCTGTAACTTATTAATTTCCTCTTTATAGGAATTAATCTCATCACGAACAGTTGCTGTTGCACTCTTTACGGCTTTATCAACAATGGCGTCAATAACGTCATCATCTAGAGCAGGTTGTTCCGTTTCTTCAACGGAATTTTCTTCTTCAACTACTTCGGCGATTTCTTCGCCTTCTGCTGATTTTTCTTTTTCGGCTTTTTTGCCTTCGGCTTCTTCTACTTCTTCTTCTGCCGCTTCTGGCTTAGAACCTTCGGCAGTTTCTTCTTCGGCTGATTCGCCGTATTCTGCCTTTTCTTCATCTTCAATTTCAAGACCAGCCTCTTTGCACATAGATTTGCACTCATCAAGTGCCATCTTGGCGTCCATATATGCGGACTTGGCTTCTTCGTACATCTTCAACATATCTTCTTTGGACGGCTTCTCGGAAACCGCTTTATCTTCTTCGTGTTCCATTTTTTCTCCTATCACGGTTTCGCTATCTGTATTTTTTTCTTCTTTTCTATATCCGCCGCCACGTGCTTTGTATTCACGTGTAACCCACGCATTTGCAACAGCCGAAGGATAAACGTCAAACTTTTGCTTGGCTTCTGCTTTTACGCGGTTATAAAGTTCAGTATCGGCTGGCTCTGAATTACCGCCGCCGCTATTAATGTTTTCGTAATCGGCTTCTTCTTTGCCAATAAATTCTTCCACTTTTGCCAAATCGCCTGCTGTGTCAGACTTTGCCAACATAAGTTTTGCATTTGGATTGGCTGGTCTATCTACTAAAGAAACTTCAACAATTTGTCCGTCAATGATTCTGCCGTTAGCGGCTTTGTTATCGCGCACAATACGTGGCGCTCTAATGCCGATTGAGAATCCTTTTAACACGCCAGTTTCAACTTTCTTAACTGATTGCGCGTCCACAACTAATGCAGAAATGTAATAGCCATCAGGCTTTGAATCTAATTCTTTGGCAACGCCTGCCGCAATACTGCTGTGTTGCTCACGAATATTGCCGCCTGTTTTGAACCATTCAGGCATAGCCTTTTCAAGCCAAGTGGCGTCGCAAATTTGTTCGTCAATATCTAAAGAATCATCTGTTGCTTTTCCATAAACAAGCAAAGTGCCATCATCTTGTTTTTCTTGTTTAATAATTGCGGCGTAAGTGCTGGTCATATCAGTAGCCATAGATTTATCCTTTTTCTTTTCTCTCTCGGAAATACTATCTGCCCACGTTTTTCCTGCGTCGCCGCCCCACAGTAGCCAAGCAATATATCCAGCGGAAGGATTTGAGGCGTTTCCCCAATCCTTGCCTTTCTTATCAACTTCGTGCCGTGCAAAATACGATACCATACGGCGGATAGTTTCTAACGGAATTCCTTGTCCATTTGACAGACTTCTTGCACGTGCCACGCCAACAGGAGTTCCGCCACGATTGAATTCACGGCGTAGTTCTAAGCCGCGTTTGGCATTACTAATAACGCCTTGCGGTGGTTTATGTGAATCTGCCATTAGTCCTCATCTCCAAGAATAAATGATAGTGCGTCCTCGCCTATATTTCGCGTATCAACTACATATGGCGAAATGTCGCACACGCAATTTGGGTGCGCTGGCGGTTCGGTATCGCCACTTGGAAACGTATCGCCAATTTGAATAGGCGAAACATCGGCGTTTTCTTGGCATAAATCACAAGGGTCGGCAACAATCCACTCAACAAGTTCCACGCCGCTTTCTTCATATAACTGGCGACTTGCCGTTGCTACGGCTCGGCTCATTTCGGTTTGTGCAATAGCCAAAGCGCGTTCAGAATCATCAAAAAAGTCCGATAAATCTACTTCGCTAGGCGGCAAGCCTTGTGCCAAAGCATTTGCCAATCGTGTGCCAATTCTGTCTAACGTAGTGCGGTTAATGCCTTGTATTGTTAGGTCACGACTATCCAATAACGTAGAAAGACCGCGTGGCTTACTAACGAGCAAAGCGGCGGCTCTGTTGCCTGCTCGCCAGTTAGACCAGTTAATGCCTACTGCTCGTTGTAACTGTTGCTTAGTTGGCGCCTTATTTATCTTGGCTTTGGCAATTGAGTTCATAGCAATATCTTCACCAAGCAAATATGATTCTAAATAAAGTGTGCGTAAAGCCGCCATTAATGGCTCGCTATCTACACGAACATTGGTTAATGCCCATTGGCGCGCCTGTTCTGTTGTCATAGTTTCAGGATTTGGGTGCGCGCTCGCCCAATTTTCCTGCACTTGCGAAATATTAACGCTTTGCCGTAACGCCTGCCTAATTAACGCCGAACGTCTAGCGGCTAAGCGGACTTTAGCGCCGTTCTTTTTGCGCCACGCCTGATTTGCCATTTACGCCAAATATCGTTCGGCATACCATCTTGCGCTGTCATAATCGCCAATGCCAATAAACTTATTTAACACTTCGGCATATACAACAGGCACTTCACGGAAATTAAATGGGCGTGTAGGCGATTTCTTTAGCCAACGCAAAAACATTTTAAGTTCGTCCGCCGCTTTTAAGCCTTCGTCATACTCTGAATCTTCTACTTGCTCGTTTGATTCGGCTTCTGTTGGCTTATCTTCTACGTTAGGCACAGGTTTTTCTGAGCCGCCGCCTACGTCACCGCCTGCTTCAATAGCAATTGCGTCCTCAGCAGGCGCAGATACGCCTTCAAGTGCGCTATCAAAAGGAATAATGCCGCTTTCTGTTACAAAATAACCGCCTGCGCCTGTAACAATCATTGGCATATCGGCTACAGGCGATTCAATTAACGGCATACCGCCACGACTTCTTGATTCGTTAAGAGTTAAACTGCCTGACTTAGTTTCAATGTCGCGTGTGCGCGCAATTGATTCCAAATCTTGGCGTCCTGATTCCATAAACTTAAATTCAAGTTCGCGTGGCATACCCAAGTATGTATAAGACAAGTGGCTCAACATACGTCCAACCCAGTTAGCCAATGGAATTGCGCCGATAACTTCTGACGATTCGGCTTGACCAAGTTGAAAACCGCCGCCACCCAAACCGCCTTTAGGGTTAAAGCCGATTTCAGATGGCATTACGCCGTAGTGACCGCAAATGCTATTGACCAAATACTCATCTAATGTATCTTTGAAACGTTCGCCATAGCCTTCAAACTGAACTGGTTCCATTCCAGTTGGCAATAAACGCACACGCTTACGTTGCTCTGTCTGTCCTGCCAAATCATCATTAAAAATGTTTTCATAGGCGCGAAGCAAATCAGGGTTATTGCCAAAGTTGGCGTCCGTTTTCATAAGTAATTCAGGCGTTACGCCGTCTGTATATTCGGCACGTAACCATTGCTGACGGCGCAAATAAATGTCCGCGAGCGCAAGTGCGCGTTCTGTTGGCGAATAGCCATAAACTGTCATTGTTCGGCGATTGCGAATTAAATAAGAGAGTTCATCTGACGTAAATTCGCCATCTGCATTTTCTTTGCCATCTGACGCGGCGAATTCGCTACGTGGGAAGCCAAAAAGAATCTGCTGAAATGCTGGATAAGGCGCCTGTGGTCGCATTCCTCGGTCATCAATTAACGGCTTAATAGTTGAGCCATCTAGTATCTGTAAGCCGAGCAAATCGCCGCCTACTGATGGTTGAGGCCAAACTGCCCACGCGTCTAGCACCAAAATTTCTTCTAGTGCGATATTAAGCCAATCGGTGAATAGAAGTCCGTTAGTAGGGTCAGGCTGTTCCCAAAATTCTCTAAGGCGGCTAATCTCTTCCGTGTATCGCTCACGTGCAACAGACATAGCGCGCACGTGATTGCCGCCAATTTCTGTAATAATCTTTTCGGCTGAATCTTCTGCCAAAACAATATCCCAATCAAGCCCTGAAATCTTTGCCTTTAATACTTCAATACAACGGCGAAGAATATCAATCTGGTCAGCGGCGGCACGTAACGTTGCAAACGGCACAAGTTTAGTTGCCGTGATATTAATGTTTTGTGCAACTTGAAATTCATAACGGCGTGGGTCAGGACGTCCGCTATCTGAACGAGGCGGATTGATTGCGCCCGGAATGATTGGCATACCAGGAGCAAATGGCACACTAGCAATCATTGGGTCGCGTGGAAGTGCAACACTTTGTCCGTATGTAGTTTGATTTGCGGCGTTGCGCATTTCAGTTTCGGTCATTGCTAC